CCTCAGCGTTCATTGGTCGTTCTATTCTTTCGCCTTCTGCATTATGATAGACAATGATGTTTTCCATTTTAACTCACTCCATAGACATACATAGTTCCCGCGACAGTTCCCGTTGGTGTAAAAACTGTGATTGTTGATATTGCTGCACTTTGATTATCATAAACACCATTACCAATAAAAGTCGCACGACCAATATCAGGGTTGAAATCTGTTGAATAGAATGTCACATTTGAGTCAAAAAATACTTCACTCGTATCGGTATATCTATATATATTCAGCGATCCATTCCCACGATTAATCCCTGTTCCGCCATTAGTGCTATAAATTTGAAAAATGCTATCGCCAGCCTGTGTCGCATAATAGGCATTGATAGTGCTTTGCATAATTAAAAAGCCACCAAAATAATAATTCCCACCTGTGTCGCTGTTAAATCGCAACCGCAAAGAATCATTAACGCTTTCTAAATTCCTAAAAACCACAAGTAAGTGTTTGTAATCTTGGCTGATTGATGCCGTTGTATAACTTGCGCCAGATAAAGTGTTCGTTTGTAGCAGAGTCATACCACCAGCAGCAGGCGTTGCCCACTTGACTTTATATGGTGACACGGTTGTGTCAGCTGTGAGCACTTGCCCCGTGCTACCAATTGGCAAATTGTCGAATGTGCCCGATCCTGTTCCAACAATTATGTCGCCCGATGCTGTGATCTCGGTTGCCATTGAATTTGTGATTGTCACCGCGCCTGATGTTCCACCGCCGCTGATTCCTGTTCCAGCTGTGACAGCTGTGATGTCGCCTTGATCATTTGCAATCCAAACAAAATCAAGATCGGTGTTTGAATTTTTTGAAAGAATTTGACCTGATGTTCCGCCTTTAAGATCGACAAACGACGAATCGACGCCATTGCCTAAAGTGCGAATCGCAGCTGCACCGTCTTTGACCAGATCGGTGTCGGCGGGTGTTGTCCAACCGAAATTCGATGTTGTTGGCATTCTTGCTCCTTACGCGACGATAGTCGCCTGTTCCCATGTTAGTGTATTCGATAAAGTGTTCCAAAGCTCTGTGACAGGCACAGAATTCCAACGAAATGCCTGCAAGCTGAATGCCAGCGGCGAAACGGTCATGGTCAATTTGATGTCGCTGACGGTGGCTTGGAATGTCCAGCCTTCGACAAAGCCCTGAAATTCGCCATTGCTCATGTTGGCGGGCAGGTTTTGCAGGTTGATTGGCATTCCCATAAATACGCCCAAAAGCGATGTCCGATCAATTTCGTCGATTTCAGGGTTGCCAAGCGCAAAAGTGACACTATCAAAAACGGCTTGAGGATACGCTCGGAGCTCTAAATAAAACGCCGCTTGGCTTGTCGCATCAGCTTGATTTTTTAAGGTTGTGCGAATTGTTTGAGCGAGCTCGCCATAAGTCGCAATTGATGCCACATCGCTGTCGCTGACTTCCGAATTGCCGCTTGCCGTATATTGCAGCGTGATGCTGTTTCGAACATCGCCTGATCGCTTTTTGGTCGTGATATTGCCAGCAAGAGCGTGTTTTGCGTCAAGATCGACATAACCGTTGGCAGCGAAGTATTGGCTGCGATGCGTGCTGTCAGCATAGTTGATCAAGCCATTCGGGCTTTCGTATAGGTAGCCAAGACCTGAATTTGCCAAAGCTGCCACAATTGAATAAACATCGGAATCAACGGCATTTTGACCGTCGAGCGTGTAATCGCCGACATCGATTTCGCCAAAACCGCTGTTTTCGGCATCTTCCCACATGACCGTCGGATCATATGTTGCCCAAGTTTCGGCAGCGGGCACAGAATTCCAATTGGCAAAAAGTATGCCCTCAAGCACATCTCTAATTTGCTCGCCGTCTGTGCCTTGCTGAATGTTGCCAATGAAAACGGCTTTTGGCAATCTTGCCAATGCTCCAAGAGCTGTGATGCTGATTGTTTGAGTGATACCGATTCCACCCGCCGCTGACACATTGACATTCATGTCGGTGATGTTGCCACCGAATAAAACCACATAAGTGCCAGCATCGTTTTTGACTTCAATTGTGACGCCATCATTGATGTCAAAAGTGATTGCGCTGACATCTGTGTTGATGACTTGGATTCGGCAATATCCTGCCACGGGTTGCTGATAGATATTTGTTCGACCTGATGAGATTGTCAGATTTGAAAGCGTCAAATTTGTGTATTCAACGCCCTGAATCTTGATTCGCCAATCAGGTGTCCAAACGCTCATTCTGCGATCAGCCCTGCAAATCCACTTGCGCCAAGCGTGCCGCGAGCCTGTGAATCATTCAAAAGCGTCACGATCTGCCGCGCGGTGCTTTCAGAATCCAATGCGCCATTGACCGTCACATTGTAGGTGTTGCCTCTTTCCTCGCCGCGTCTAAAACTTGCAGGATCAAAAGTTGCCATTGCTGGAACGGCTGGCATCATGCTTCTTTCCTCGCCGCGTCTAACAGCTGCCACATCAAACACCGTGTCTGGAATCAATTTGAAAGCATTTTCGGCAATGACTTCTTCAATCAATGTTTTTGGCAAATCTTTGACGGCTTTTGCCGCGCTACTGCCAACAGCTGATCCAATAGCTGTTCCAAGAGCTGATCCAAGCCCTGATCCAATTGCGCCGCCTAAAGCTCCGCCCGTTGCACCTGCACCGCCGCCAAGAGTTGCACCACCAAAAGGCAATTGAACGCCATTGACCGTGCCCGATGTAGTTCCGCCCGCGCCAATTTTTCCAATTTTTGAAATGTCTTTGCCGCCAAAAAGATTGTTGGCTTTGTTGTAAAGATCAATCGCCGTGTTGATGACGCTGATGATTCCATTGATGACACCTTTGATGGTATTCAAAACGGTTTCAATGACGGGAACAACAACCTTTATTGCTACTGATGCAGCTGAAGCAAAAGTTTCGATTGCTGCAACAAATTGTGTTTTCAAAATGGGAATGATGTATTTATTCAACCATTCAAAAATATCAGCAAAAGTGTCAATGATGCTTTTGAATCTTGGCTCTTGATCTCTAATTGCATCGCCTATCTTGACAAAAGCATTGCGCACCGCGTTAAAAATCGGCTCAACAAAATCGCGAATATAATTAACAATAGATTCAAAACGACCCAAAATTCCTTCGCCTGATCCGCTTAGAGCATCAGAAAACTTTTCAAACACGGGCAACACCGTGCCTGTGATAAAGCCAAGCAATTTTTCCACAATAGGTAAAAGAGCCTGACCGATTGATTCTTTTGTTTCATCAAAAGCAACTTTGACGCGATCAATGCGCCCTTGAAATGTATCAGCATTTTTTGCAGCTGCACCGCCATAAAGATCGGTTAATTGTTGAACCGCGCCCGTATAGCCTAAAGTCTTTGCATCAGCTGTGGAAATTCCTGCGTTTAATTTTGCAAGGGCTGTCGTGTTGCCTTCATAAGCCTTGCCAAGTGCATTGCTGACAGTTTCAAGCGGCTTGCCTGTTGCTGCGCTAATGTCTAAAGCGAGATTAAGAAGTTTTTGAGCTTCTTCCGTGTCGCCTGTTGCAACAGCTAAACGCTGCAAAGCTGGTCGCAATTTATCGTCAGCAACACCCGTCGCCAACGATGTTTTCAAAATCTGATCTTCGACGGCTTGAATTTGTGCATTCGTTGCGCCTGTTGCTTTTTCCAATGCGCTTGCCAATTTGATTTGAGCTTGCTCATCTTCAATCGCAGCTTTGACGCCATCAACAGCAAGTTTGACAGCATAAGCGGCAGCGGCAGCGGCAGCAACGGCAAAAGCGGCAGCGGCTTTCTTTCCGAATTCACTTACTTTGCCAGCAAATCCTTCAACTTCTTTGTCGGCAGCCGATGTGCCTTTTTTTAGACCGTCAAGATCGGCATCAAATTGAATCTTGACTTTTGGAATTCCAGCCATCACGCACCGCCTTCAAGTTTCAATCGCTTAACTATATCCTTGACGATCTCCACATATTCGTCAGCAATGGGCTTAATGTTTGCATCAACGGTCGGATTAATCCAATAACCGCGTTTATTTCTGCCTTTGACGAATCGTGACCTGCCCATGCGCCGACCTGCACGATCTTGCGGTTGCCCGCCGCTGCCATATTCGCTGCCCCATAAGAGCTCACCCGCTTGCGCCGATGTGCTTTTGGTGTCAGGTCTTTTGCCGCCGTATGGTCTGCCAACGCGTTTTGATCCGCCAACATCAACGCGAATCATGCGATCTCTTGGTGTGCTAATTGAACGCGCAACTAGAATCGCCTGTGGCGGAGCTGCCGAGAATGCAGCTGCAACGGTCAATTCACGGGCTAGGCTTTTGGAAAGC